AACGTACATCCTTTTACTTACTGGAAGAGACCTGCAGACCCGGAGCGAGAAATTGATATATCAGTAGAGGAGGTACGAGCCATTAGAGATGCCCAGCCACGATTGAAAAAACAGAGGATAGCCAGAGACATTTTTATGCTATCTTACTATCTCGGCGGTATCAATCTTATAGACCTTCTTAATATAGATTTTAGAGGTACATCGGTTTTGGAATACACACGGCATAAATCTCGTAATATGAAGCTCTCCGATAAGCGTATTTCTTTCACCGTCCAGCCAGAAGCAAAGGAACTTATTAAAAAGTGGATGAACCGCAACACAGGAAGGCTTGATTTCGGTTATCAGTTTTCTTATAAAAACTTTCTCGCTTATGTTACACGTTCCATCAAGAGCCTTGCCGAAGACCTTAATCTACCAAACTATAAAAAGGTATGCTATTATACTGCACGAAAGTCATTCGTGCAACATGGTTTCGACCTCGGTATCAGTCTTGAAGTATTAGAGTATTGTATCGGGCAGTCAGTAAAGAATAATCGCCCCATCTTCAACTATTTGAAAATCATGAGAAAGCATGCAGACATAGCTTTCCGTATAATCCTCGATAATCTCGCAGGAATACAAGTTACAACAGAAAAGAATTGAACACTGTGTGCCGTAAAACTGATAAAAATAAAGTGGTGCAACATAAAATCACACCACTTTACACTATTAATTGCATAGATACTATACTATAGCACTTTTTATCAAGTTTCACACAAAGTCTGAGATGCTGCTTGGCTTGCCTCATATCCTTTTTTTATCAGATTGCAAAGATATTCGGATATGTTCCGTGGCTTTTCTTTCTCTATTATTCTTGCCACGTCCTCGTCGGCTCTAAGACTTATTCGAGTTGTCGCCTCTCGTCGCATTGGTGGGAGGTCACGAGAAAGAAATATCCTGTACAGCGTTTGCTCGGACTTTATACCCGTTTTTTTCAATATATCCTTTATCGAATATTTGCGCGACCTATACAGCCTTACAGCTTCCTCTTCTTGTTCTAACGTTATCCTCTTCCCAGGCATATTATAATTGCCCGTCATGCCGATAGCCCAGCTTTAATTATTAACTCCTTATTCCCATTCTGCTCTGAAGCATGGTGCATATGGACGGCGCAATTGGTCTCTCACGTCTTCTCGCGTGCACTCTATTGTGTAGCCATCGAGGTCTACACCTTGCTCTTCCGCCATTTCGTGAACCTGCTTTTCGCTTTCTGCGATTGCTGTAAATTCAGCAGAAACGCCCCCATTAATTCTTGTTTCTTCTCTGTAAATTACATAAAAATTTACGGTACGCATAATTTCTGACTTAACCGTGCTGTCGAGGGCTGAATTGTTATTGCTCTGTTGTTTATTAATTACATTGCAAAGATAGTCCTTTTATTCGAATTATCAAAACAAAAGCACCCTTATTTTTATAAGATAGCGTTAAATAATGCTAACGCGATAAAAAACAACCGCCTGCTGTGCTCTCGCATAACAGACGGAAGTAATCTAATAAACTAACAAAAACAATAAATTAGCTTCTTTCCACGATAGATGAGCCACACGATGGCTGCGAGGATTGCTCCCGACAATGCCGCCATTGACCATCCACCTATATCTTGCTTAACCTTTTGCCAACGCGTTAACTTGGCTGGTACCTCCTTAATCTTTGTAATGCTATCCACACGTAGGCTATCGCGCCATCGTGTACGGAATAATGTGCGATAGCGATAGTCCACCTTTGTCCGCGTGAGATAGACGGTATCTCCCTTGATGTATCTGTCGACAAACTCCTTCTGGTAGATGCTGTCATGCTTTGTCAACGTATCGTGTTTATTCACATACACGCTGTGGTATTCGGGTACGACAATCTGCTTTGCCTTACATCCTTGCAACGCCAATAGCACCAATAGCAATGTGGCCAATAGTAGGCCGACGAACATTTGTTTAATTATATCTTCTACACTCATAATAAAATCGTTTTTACAAATTAGAATACTCCTCCTTTGCGTTAAAGCAAGGGCACACCTTTATCCACTCGTTCTGCGTAATCTTCCCGTCATGATTGAGGTCGGTGGAGAAGTCTCTATGCCCTTGTATCACAGCGTTCGGGTATTTCTTGTGCAACATAGTAAGCAGGGAACGTAACGCCTTTTTCTGCTTCTCTGTTCTGTTGTCTACCGCCTTGCCATGCTCGTCAATGCCTCCGATATAGGCGACGTTGATCGTAACAGAGTTATAATCCTTTACTCCGTTACTAATCTTATCTTCTGGTAATAGCTGCGTAATAGTCCCGTCAGAGGCTACGACATAATGGTAGCCTGGGTTCTTCCACCCTTTACGCCTAAACTCTTGCCACAGGCCCTCTATCGTCTCCGTCTGATGACTTGCCGTGCAATGCACAGCTATGTATTTAATTGCTCTCATAAAATTTATTGCTTCTTTAGATACTCACTCAAATACGGTATCTTGTCAACCATTTTCAGTGTTAATACATAGTAAACAAAACCTGCAACCTTGTGCATAGTAGTTCCCTCAACGAGCATCACCTGCCAATTCCTCGCAATATTACATGCATAGAACCAAATAGCTATTCCGCATAATGCCTTTACCACACCAAGCGTTTCTGCGTCATTATGCAGGAAATGGCCTGTGATAAATAATGAAGTCGTCAGCACAAAGAAGATAGTGCAGTGATAGAAAAACACCATAGACTTCTTCAAGCTCCATTTTTCTCCGTGTACCATGCCTGCAATCCACCCAAAGATGTAGTTTAGCGAGAATACAACTATCATAGCAAACATAAAGTCCTTAATAGGAACAAGCAAACTTAACATACCACTTACAATGCTGCATATAACAAACTTAACATCTTCCATCACACATGCCCTCCATAAACCAATTCAATATCCGTCTCATATTCTTATGTTTTATTTATATATTTACGTTCCTTTACAAGATTAGCGTACAAATCCATCCTACCGTGGCGGCGAGCATAACTTGTAGCAATATCATCGGCCTTGTGGGTTCATGCTTAAAATAATCACGATGCGTCATATAGCCTGTACAGCCAAAAAACATGATGAGCAGGCTTAACACCGTAGGGAGGTGCAGTGCCCGTAAGGCTATGCCGGCAAGGCTCGTTACGATAGCTATTGCCATACAGATAACAATCTTTTTCATACGCTTGCCTCCTTTTCTTTTTTCGTGGTTTGTTCACCAGTTTGTAACTCAAAAGGTTTTGAGGGAATATCGCCGCCCGTCTCAATAGCTTTGATGATAGCTTCAAAATCGACCACGATGCCTTGGAAGCAAGGACAAATCACAATACCATCGGCCATGATATTATGCCCGTCGTAGGTTAGTTTGCCCGTTGCCTTGGTAAGCACGCCCTCGGCACCCAACTCGTGTATCATGTCACTAAGCTGTATGATTTCAACGGCCTTTGGATTGGTGTTGTTGGCTCGGTAGTTCACCTCGTGCCGATAATGCCCCATGTCAGTAGCCAGGGTGCATTGCACTTCAGATTTAATCATTTCCATCATTTTATTCTCCTATATTTTAGTTGTTGATAAATGTTAATAGTCAAACGATACATACCCCTCACCCTTAGATGCTGCTTCGCGTGCATTGAAGTTTCCTGCCATGATGACCTTTCCCTCGAATGCGGCATACCATGATACACGGAATTCAGTCTCGGCGGATAGATAGCGCTTGGGATACAGGTGGTCGGTGGTTGCTCGATAGACGATGGTTTGCTCCTTTTGCGGCTCAATCCATTTTGGCTCCACACACCGCAGCTGCATATCACTCTCGGCATATTCTTCGAAACGCGCCGAGAGGGAGAGCTGGGCATGCGGGCTGAGTGTATCGTCTCCGAAGAGCGTTCGCTGGAAGCCTGTATTGACCACCCGGATAGCTATATAGTAGGTGAAATAAGCTCGTATAGTGGTGCCATTCATCTCCTTGAAGAGCATGCTGCCTTTTGTATCCCGCAGCGTGATGACACAGTCCGCAGGCTTCAAGATGCCCTGATTGGTCATCAGTGCCGTGGTTTGTCCCGAGGCGTTGGTGAAAATCATGGCCGGTGCATCGTTGTACAGTCCGAAGTAGGCTGTGCCTCCTGTTCCCTTTGCCATGATGGCACGCGCATTAATCGTTCCATCGGCGTTGAACAC